TGCCTTTTATCATCACAAACCTAGGATCAAAGCCTACGTCTATAACGTGTGAGCCATCTGATGTCCCGTCCCCATTGTATCCCCCAGACTTGACAATAGCTTGATCGGAGTTATTACCGAATATCTGACTGTCTGAATCCCCTGTACCTGCAAATAAGTAAGCAATGTATGTATCACCATTACCGTTTACTGAATCATGCGTCCCCAAAGAAAGTTGGGTGGCCGTCGGGCGGGTGTTGTTCCAGCGCAACGTGCCATTAGAATCTGTTCTGCCGTTGGTTGAATTTAACTCCATATATTCGTCAGCATCTAAAGTAGACAAATAAACCTGCCAACCCTCAGTGTCATTTGTTCTTTTCACAATCATCATTGCTGGTACAGCACCAAGATTATGACTTATCGTTCTATTAGACCCGTTGCCAGTATAGGAAACAATGTCAAAGAAGCCCGGCTGCTTCCTGAAACTCCAAGCAGCGTAGGTGCCGCTGGCATTATTAGTGACATTGTATCCGATGGCTGAAAGCTGAAAGCCGGTAGATAATGCAGTGACGTGTCCTGCTAAATCTTGTTCGATTGCTGTGTTATTTGATGACAAATATTTACCAAAGG